CGCTCACTTCGGGCGCCCTGATAAGCCAGGTAAAAATCCACGGCCCATTGGTCAGCAGGTCCCCTGCGCTTGAGCGCCCCGCCCGAAACGGTCTGAACTCCTCGATCGTCACCGTGTACCCAAGTGAGGCGGCGAGCTGAATGAAATAGCCTGGCGATTGCCCACCGGTACTGGTGAGCTTTGTCAGAAGCGCACTCTTGCGACCCTGCAGGGTTTCCTCCAGAACGCCTGAACACTTGTCGGGTAGACCCGCAACTCGCTCCCAGTCAGTCAATAGCTCGTTGGTGCTGGACGGGTTCGCCTCGATGGGTAGCGCTTCGCCGCGACTGTCTACTCGATCAAGCTCGATTGACATGCCGTCCAAGAGGTCATGCAAGGTGGTTCCGGATTCCCGCGGGAACGCCTGGCCAGGCGGCAGCAGCGCTTTCAGCTGCTCCAGATAGTCGGCAGCTGTCGGCATTACGCCTCCTTAAAAGCTGGAGAAGGTTATGGTTCCTGGTACCGCCATGTGCCCAGTGGCGTGCGCGACGTCGACGGTCGGGCTGACGATGGCGTTGTCAGCCTCCCCAGCCGCAATCGAAACAGCCTCGCGCAATCGACTTATCAGGATTGGGGACCCGGGTTTAGAGTCGCGAACGATCAGGTCTGCGATCTCGGCTCTCACTGCGGCCTGGACTGCGGCAGTGTTTGGCGACAGCTTCACGGTCATGTTGAGCGGATCGGCGATTGGAGCAGCTACAAACACCTCGGCCGTGACCGGCCGCCGGGTTCCGTCATCAATGTAGTCCTGAACCTCTGCAACCTTGGCCGGTGTCGGGATTATGTCTGTCTCGCCATCGCACACGAACAGAGCAGTCACGGTGCCGGCGCCCATTTTTAGCGGGTAAACCCACACCCGAGTAACCCCCGGAACTTCAAGCGCCCAAAGCTCGTAATCAGCAGCGGCGCCACCATGCGGTGGTTTCTGGATTCGCTTCAGCAATCGATTGAGAAGCTGTGGATCCGTCTCAACATCGAGCCCACCCTCTATATCGCTTGCGGCAGACCCCGTCGATTGAACACCAGCCACTGGTGATAGAAGAAATAGCGGCGTGCCTGCTGTGGTGTCGCCAGCAGCACCGGCCTCCACTGCCACGATCGTCGACTGCAACGTCGTATCGGTGAATGTCCCGTCAGCCAAAACACGGTACTGCACACCATCCTGCCGCTGGAGGATCGTTCCGGCCAGAACCGTGGAACCGATTGCGCCGGAGAGCAGCGCCGCTCCCGTCGCATAATCGGCGGACTTGCGAAATACCTTCCAGATGGCGGCCCAGCGTTCGAGGTACTCCTTTTCGGCGGTATCGATGATCGCCTGTTTGGCGGCCCATTCAAGAAACCCGTACAGCATGTGCACTGCGCCGGCCTCTGAACGGGCCAGGATGCCAAGCAGTGAGCGGCGAAGTACCGCGCTTTGAACCCCAGTAACCCGCCCGCTGATATCGGTTGTAACCCGGTCGATGAGCTCCGGAAGTGTCGGTCTTGCAAATGGCATCAGGCAGCCCTCTTGCCGGCTTGGGCCGACCATTCGTAGTTGTATTGGAAGCGCACCGCTTGCCCTGTAGGCCGGTAGATATCGATCACCAGCCGCATCCAGCCCTGCGAGATGTACGACGCGACGACATCAATCCTCGTCGACACCAAGTCTTCAATCATCCAGGACAGCGCCTCCCGGCAGTACTGCTCGGCGCGACTCAGGGTTTGTGGGAGTTGTTTTTCCCTGGCAAGTAACCAGAGCAGCGAACCGGTCTGGTCAGAAGCGGATGCATTGGTGATGTCGCCCCAGTACCCGCGCAGGTCGTCTTGCGGATACTCAGGCGGAATTTGTTCTGCGCTCGCGCGCCGGTCGGTGAAAAGGCTGATGATGACGGCTGTTTCCAGACCGTCATCCCGTTCGAGATCGAATCCGAACAGCACCAGGTCGCCGCCAAACTCGGTCATTACCATCGCTGCATCGGCCATCAGTTTGGTACTCCTGCGCCGCCGTTGGTATGGGTGTGGGTGCTGTCAACATGCTTACCGTTATTCACGATGGTGCCGGTGGTTGTAATGTTTCCAACCACCTCAAGATCGCCGATCAGCTTGATCGTGGGAGCAGTCACCTCAACGTGTTGCACAGCGGTGACCTTGACCATGTCCCGCAGCAGTTCGATTTTGTTGCCTTGGTCGTCGTACATCGCGACCTCACCTGCCTCCAGAGGAATTCGATAGCGGCGGTCATCGACCACAAGCACAATGCCCTGCTCTCGATTTCCACCAAGGAATGCCACGGCAACATCGCCGCCCTTTGGGTGACTGGTGAAGCCATAGTTCTGCATGTGCTCTACGCCGTCGCGCAGCTCGTTCTTCAAAAGCTCGACCTGCACTTGCTGCCGACCGTTCGAGTCATTTACACCGCGCAGAACACCACGGCCGAACATCATCATTACTCGGTTGCCGAGTTCTCGAACTGGGTTACCCATCTTTCTTGTCCTCTTCCCCTATGGCCTCAGCCCAAATGTTTCGGCCGCCCTTCTTGGCGGTCTTTCCCTTTGATCCCTTCTTGGAGTCCGGCGGTTCTGGCGAAAAGGCCTGCGGGCTCACAATGTCAAGCTTGGTGGTGGTGCCACCCTCGCCGCGCTCGTATGTGACCTGGCGGATGATCATTTGCCCATCCATCCGCAGCCACGGAGACTTGACCTGCACCAGCATGCCCGGCTCCCATAGCGGGCCACCCGGGCGCTGCCGCCAGCCCTGCACCGTGATGCTTGCCGAGGCCGACTTGCCCAGCCGGCTGTTGGCCTCCCACGTTGCGCGCTCCTGGGCGCTGCCGCTCGTGCTTCCAGACTCGGCGACGACCAGCATTGGCCGGTAGCGCCTTACCCCACTGTCACTGGCACCAGCCTCAATGTGCGCCTCGGTCTCACCTTCACTGGTTGGGTCGTAAGCCGCTTGCCCCTTTACCAGGTAATTGCTGAAGCGCTGACTGTGATCGATGCTGCCCGACGCACTGAGAATGTTTTCTCCTTGCACCAACCCAACCGACGCTCGTCTGTTACCAGCCCGGGTGATCAACAATCCGCCGGCACCGTCAGGCATGAGCAACAGACGGCGTTGCCGTGCATATCGCTCGATCGCCTCGAAGGCCGTCTCGCCCTGTTGCAACTTGCACACGGGAAACGGCTCACCAACCGGCACGTCGGACGACACCCCGACACCAAACGGCTTTGCCAGGATCTGGGCAAAACGCAGCAAGTCGATGTTTTTCCACTCATCCGGGGTATGCACAGCACTGCAATCGATCAGGTCAGCAGTTCGATCCCGCCCCTGAATGTTAATGGTGTGATCGTTCGCACTGAATGAAGGCTTGAAGATATCGACGTATCCGATCACCATCGACATCCCCCCCAACCTGACCTCACACCGGTCACCTGGCAGAATTGGCCAAGGCTCCGTTTGCGCGGCACGACCATCCTGCCCTTCCCAGCGCTCTGTCAGCGTCACCGTGAACGCCCCCGAAGAAGCATCCACGGCCCGGGTAACACCGACCTGGGTCCAGCCGGCGTAATTCATTCCATTGACCAGCAACTCAAGGTCATCCATTTACAAGCACCTCAAGCGATTGACCGCCGGTCAAAAAACCAGGCCGTCGGGGATCATTGCGCGCAACGATGTCATCAGCCCGCCCGGCGTCCCCATAAAGCTGGTAGGCAACAACCAAAGAAGGCAGCGTCTGGCGCGGGGAGAACCTCGCAAGCCGAGGAAGATCCTGATCGGGATCAGGTACTGCCTGTACGACGGCCGTTCTCAAATCAGTGAGCGCGACGTACACCAGATCATCAATCGTAGATTCACTCTCCACATCCAGACGATCCGCGAGTTCCGTTCGCACAGCGATCGCCGATTCATAGCTGTCGTATTTAGTCGGGGACGACACGGTCTTCGTACCCCCGTTCGAAACCTCTTCCGTGGTCTGCGTGACCACTGCGGCAGATGCCGCCTGCGAAATAGCTGATTGCCGTACAAGCGCTGAGATGGCTCTGGAGTTCTTCGCGACCTGCTTCCTGCTCGGCGTGGTGTTCGCCACCACAACGGGTACATCACCACCGTCACCGCTCGAAAAATACTGATCGTAAAGACTGGTCAGCATCTTGAAAGCGCTACCACCGAACGCCGAGCGGATACTGCCGATCGCGTCTACGACACTTTCGGCGAAATCGAACGGCGACTGGATCAGATCAAAGGCATCGGAACCGATACTCTTGACCCTGTCGTAGAAGTCCGAGACCGCCTGTATATCGCTGGAAACGATGAATTCTGGCGAACTCAGGAAATCACTCAAATCCTTGATTTGCGCAGTCGCGGCATCAGCCACAAACGACGGGTAGCCTTTCGTGAGGAAGTCGGAGACAAAGCTTTCCTTGGCGGCATCCGTGACTTCGTTACCCTTTTCGCTGATCGCATTGACGCTATCGACCTTCGCCGATGGGTACGAAGCCTCGCCCGCCTCGAGGAACGTCATCGAGATAGTGCACTTGCCACCTTCTTCCGATGACTCGCTGACGTTCAGCCCCCGGCAAACCACAGTCAGTTCACCGCGGTATGGGTGAACCAGCACACCAGGGCCTTCCTGCTCGCACGCGTTGATCAGCTCTTCCCGGGCGACGTCATATTCCTTTCCCAGCAAGTAGCCGGTAATCCCGAATTCCCTCGACTTACGCCCCAGATCCTCGGTGTACGGGATATCCCGCTGCGCCGTTTCGTGTACCGCCTGGCGCCGGCCGTGACTGCTGTCTGCCGTGGCCACAAAAAAGCCCACGCCGCGAAAGGTCGCGGCGCGGTAGTTGTCTCGCCAAGCCATGGGGAGCTCCAGTTATGGGGCCATCATTGAGAAGCCGATGTCGGTGTCGAAGGTCGCGCCCTGGCTGCC